CACTTGATAAAAACATTATTGAAGAGACCCTATTAGAAATGAAAAAGCGCGGACTGCCACCCACACTCTATGATCAGTATAGACAAGAAGCTATTGATATTGGTTTGATACCTATAGTCGGTAAGAGTAAAATTGGTGGTAAGCTAGTGACTGAAAAGGATATACTACGTACTAGTGATATACTTAAAGTTGTCCCAGACGGTTTTAAAGTCGATTATGGCTGGTACGGGGTAGGTTAAACGTATTCATTAATCGCTATAAAATTAAATAGGCTCACAAAATAGCTTATGTGTTTACACATAAATTAACCCCTATCCGTGAGCCCTATTTACTCATATTTAGTAGGTAAGTGGATTAGTTGATAGCTATCAATTAATAAAATTAATCGAGACTGTGTCTCAAAAACTTATTGAGTTGTACTCAAGGAAAATCATGTCGGACCCCACTGACCCAACCCCAACGCCCAATCCAACCCCAACCCCTGAGCCTACACCAACACCTACACCTAGTGTTGATGAGTTGGTTGCTGAGAAACTCAAGGACATTAAGGGTCGTCTTGATACTGTTTACTCCGAGCGCGACGGATTGAAGAAACAGCTTCAAGAAGCTACAGATAAACTCGCAAAAGCTGAACGTGATCGCCTTGTGGCTGAAGGTAAAGAACTAGAAGCCCTTAAATTACAGACAACGGATCTTGCAGAGCAGAACAAAGTTCTACAGGCTCAGCTTGTTGCTGCTACTCGTGATAGTCAGCTCAATGCTATGCTTGCCTCTCTCCCTTTCCGGACTGATAAGGCCCGCGCACAAGCTCTTCGAGAAATCACAGCTGATCTTACACAAACAAGTGATGGTGCTTGGGTTACTAAAGCTGGTGTACCTCTAGACGCTTTCGTTAAATCTTATTCGGAAGACGCAGAGAACACTTATCTATTTAAACCAAAGACTTCTTCTGGTGGCGGCTCTACCTCTACCAACCCTGCTACTCCAACAAATGGGAAGAAATCTCTATTTGAAATGAGTCAGACAGAAGTCTTGAAGCTTGCTAAAGAAGGTAAGCTTCGACGTTAAGGAAAATTAAATGACTGCTGTTCTGAACCTCACCGGCGCAGATAACTATGCTTTGCAAGAAGCTATCTCTGCTTATGCCGATGAAGCCTACACCCGTGCCAAACGCTTGGTAGGTACTGGTATCACTGTTGTTAATGACAAAATTGATACTGAAACTGAAACTTACGTTGGCCAGATTCGTTGGTTCAAACCTATGGATCACGTTGAGAACGTTGCTTCGTTGACTGACTCGACTCGTGGTACCACTGGTGACGAAGATACAGAAATGCTCAAGTACGTGAAGACTGTGCGTACTACTGGTCGTAAGAAAATCAACATGAAGGAAGTTGTCACTAAGGTTGACGGCTTGGCCAAGTTTGGCCGTGACTTCTCTGAAAACCGTGCTGAAGGCGAAAATGCCTCCCTGCTGTCTGTTCTGAAAGGTGTAGCGATTGCCGAAGCCCTGAACGGTTGTGCAGCTGGCTCTGGAGCCACTGGTTTGGGTGGTCAAACTTTTGACAATAACCCAGAAGATGGTAAGTACGGCTTCTATGTTGACTTGGGTGCTAATAAGCCAGTTATTGATGCTACCGCAGCTGTTCAAGGTGCCGCTCGGGCTACTGGATTGCTGAATGCCTTTGGTATGGCTTACAAGGACTATGAGCCTAGCTTCGCTTACTTGGCCGTCAGTCCAGAGACTCTGGCTGGTTTCCGTGCAGCTAACTTGGTCGATGAGACTAAGATTACTGAAGCAAACGTTGAGTTCGAGACTATTTTCGGTGGTAAGTTCCGCTTGATCATTACTCGGGCTAACATGGGCTTCTCTACTGCTGAGCTGACTAAGTTGAACACTGGTGCTGGCGTTGATATCGTCGGCACTAAGACCAGTTTCTTCATCCTGCCAGGCTCTGTGGCTTTCCAACAGTTGATGGTTCCTGATGAGACCGAGATCTATCGTGATGCTGGCGCTTATAGAGGCGGCGGTACTACTGAAATCTGGTATCGTTATGGCTATGTGTTGGCTCCCGCTGGCTACAGCTGGGAAGGTAGCGACCAGATGTTCCCAGCTAACGATGAGTTCAAGGGCGTGGCAACAAACGTGTCCACTTTTGGTGCACTGACTGCCGCTACCAACGGTTTGGCAAACGTGTCTGGCGTCTGGAAGCGTAAGTCCACTTCTGCTCTGACTCTGGGTGTTCTCCCTGTTTTCCACAACTAATAGGTGACCTATGGCGGCTACGAAAGGTACAAATTCCTACGTATCATTAGCTGACGCTGATGCTTACTTTGACAATAAGCTGGACGTTGCTGCCTGGACTGATGCATCTACTACTCAAAAAGAGCAGGCGCTTGTGACTGCAACACGTACGCTAGACACCTTGCCATGGTTAGGTACAGTACGTGATGAATCGCAAACGCTTGCTTTCCCTAGAGAAGGCTCTTATGTGGATCCTGCAAGAGGCTCAATCATTTATTTTGGTACAACACCTCCACAAAGGATTCTAGATGCTACTTGTGAGCTTGCTTATCATTTGTTAAATAACGACGGTTTGTTAGATGATGTTGGTACAGTTGATGCTGTATCGATCGGCTCCATTTCAATTACGAATATCAAGAGAGCTAGGTTATTACCAACATCTGTGTTTTACTTAGTAAAGCCATTAAGAACCTTCGGACGTCAAGTCTGGAGGGCATGGTGAGCTTAAGAAACACAATCAACAAATCACTAGAAGTTGCTTGGAAGCAGCTTAAAGATTTAGCTGTGCTTGCTACTTTAACTAAGAAGCCTGTAGCGACTTTTGACTTTTCAACAGGCCAAAATATAGCTACAGTCGACACAGCCATCTCTTTAAAGGTTGTAATTTTAGAGGCTAAATCTTCTAAGAATTCCGAAACAACGAGTACCCAGGTTTCATGTATTTTTAAAACAAAGGATACAGGCGACTTAGGTCTCTATGATGAGCTTCTTGTAGGTACTACGAAGTACCGATTGTCTAATTTAGTAGTTGTAAACAATAGTTTTATTGTAACTGCTGATTTGGAGAAGCTATGACTCGTTATAGACAAACGCAAGACGCAATCTTTCAGGTCTTTGCAACACCTGCTTGGAAGTCTGAAAATATTGTAACATTACCTACAAACTTTACAATTCCTTCTGGAGTTGATGAGTTCATTCGTGTTAATATCCTACCAGCTGGGCGTGGTGTAAATCGTATCTCAGCATCTGGTCTTGTGATTATAAACATTAGTATCAGAGATGGTAAAGGCCCTACAAGGGCTGTTGATATTGCAGACAAGCTGAACTCTTATTTAGAGTCAAAGACGTTGAATACGTCTACAGGTACTGTACAATTTAGCTCAAGCACTTTTTCACTTCAAGGACGTTCGGAGACGAACAACTTCAGTGTGTTTGAGTATTCAATCCCTTTCAATTTCTTCGGAGCTTTTTAAATGTCTCATATTTCTTCTATCGGCGCTGGTATTTTCTCTGATCTGTCTATTGCCACCCCGGCAACTGATTTGACTCCCACTGCTATTGCTGCATTGGATACTGCTGCCGAATTTCAGGCTTTGTTTGCAACCGAAATCGCAAGTATCGGTGGTACCAAGGCTGCAAACACTTTCGTGCGTGTTAAGAACGTTCGTGAGTTCCCTGCCATGGGTACACCACCTAACGTGGTTAACGTGCCTGTGTATGGTGCTAAAACTTCCCAGCAGATTCAGGGTCAGGCTGATGCCAATTCTATGGAATTGACTATCAACTACATTCCTGCTGACTGGGCAAAAGAAGTGGGTAACATTCTGGGTAACATGGTTGGTGATGGTAAGCAGTACTGCTTCCGTTTCACCCTGTTGAACTCTGAGCCTACTGGTTCTGGCGCTACTAAATATGCAGCTACAACTGGTGGTGTTGGTACTGTTGAAAACAGTCAGTACTACTGGGTTGGTAAGCTGGATGCCCTGCAAGTGACGCCTCAGTTGACTGATGCTAATACTTGTACTATCACTATTACCATTCAGTCGGCATTCTATGGTGCTTACACCATCTAATCTTTGAATTTAGCACCCTTTTAATTAAGGGTGCTTTATTGGAATACTATGTCAACAAAACCTTTCAGTTCTAAATATGTGATGCAACTCACATTAAAGAACATGCAAGAGGCAATTGCAAAGAGCATCAATAAGACTGCTGCTCGAATTGCTGAATTTGAAAATAATCCTGAGAAATCAAAAGAAGTTCTTTTGACTCTCTCCAATCTTCACAAAATGAAACAAGGCTTGGACGAGTATAGTTCAGTACTTGAATCGAATCAATGAGGTAAATAATGGCTTCTATTACTCAAGCTGTCGGCAAACGTGCCACAAAAGATGTTGACTTTAATGGTGTTAAAGTAACGATTTCCAAACTTACGGTTGCCGAAGTCATGGAAATCCAAAAGCTTTCGGAAACAAACTCTGAAGATGGCTCTGGTCTGTCTGTACTTCGCCAGATTGTAAATGCCGCCGTTGAAGGCGGTAAAGACCTGACGGATGACGAATTTAACGGATTTGCAATGGATGAGTTGACTAAGTTGTCAACTGCCATTATGAATTTTTCAGGCATTGGTGATAACGGTAAGGGAAAGTAATCCTGTCATCTCAAGAGTTAGAGATATACGAGGTTGCTTATGAGTTAAAGAAAACCATAAGCGAAGTCTACGAAATGTCTTATGATGAACTTTTGGGATGGCTTGATTATTTTAAAAGAAGGCCCCCTGGTTGGAGGTCAGACGATCGTGCTTGGAAGATAATGCAGTCAAATGGTTCTAAAGGCGATGGTACAAAGATCTTCCCTGCTCTTGCCTCGATTTTTAGACCATCAGGAGATGACCCTATGAGTAATTTCAAAGGAAGTCTTATGTTTCATAAAATGTTATCTGCTAAAGGCGGTGACAAGCTTGATTTATGAAAGTTTTACTAAAAGGCTCATTGCTGAAAGACTTTAAAAGTCTACTTGATGCAAAAGCAAAGAAAACTATAAGTGATGTGAAAGAAGCACTTGTAGAAGCAACACCAATTGATACTGGTGAAGCTAGGACTGGTTGGAAAATTACAGAACGCGGTATTGAGAATGATGTAGAGCACATTAGTTATCTTAACCAAGGTCATTCTAAACAAGCTGATCCAAATTTTATTGAACGTACTGTATTAGCTACTTCTGGTGTAAAGCCGAATGGTACGATAGTTCGGCTTAAATAGCCACAGCCCTCTTCGGAGGGCTTTTATTTTGTTGAGGATTGTATGTCTGGTATTGTTATTGACGTAGAGAGCCTAAACTCTAAAAAGGCGGAAGATGACTTACGAGCACTTAATACAAGGCTCTTAGATATAATTAAATCTTCAAGTAAAGTTGACTTAGACAAAGTATTAGGTCTTAAGTCTAGCCCCGAGCGTGCATTAGATGGCGTAAAGAAGTCTGTAGAAGCTGTCGGTACAGCTGCGAGTACGACTTTTAGTGCAATGGATAATGGGGC